AGCATTGCACGCCGTAGGGGGTTCGGAAACGGAATCATACGGGGTATGATTGCGGAACCACCCGCCCGAAGCCATGGCGACTCAAAGCACGGCGCTTGCCCCACCAGGCGCCGCCCCATTAAGCCTGCAGGTCAGCTCCGTTGATGACCTGGCCCGCCTCGCCAAAGTCTTTGCCGCCAGCGGCCTGTTCGGCAAATCAGGCAACCAGGAAACCCAGGTGGCGGAATGCGCCATCCGGCTGATGGCCGGCATGGAGGCGGGGTTCTCCCCGTTCGCCAGCGCCACCGGAATTCACATCATCAACGGCCGCCCCGCGTTCAGCGCCAACCTGCTGGCCCAGGCAGTGCGCCGCCATCCCGCCTACGACTACCGGGTGATGGAGAAATCCAGCACTGTTTGCCGGATCAGGTTCCTGGCCAACGGCGAAACCCTGGGCGAAGAGGTGTTCACTATCGAAATGGCAGAGCGGGCCCAGCTGCTGAAGAACCCCACCTGGCGCGCATACCCCGAGGCGATGCTGTTCTCCCGGGCGCTCACCGCCGGGATGCGCACCCACTGCCCCGATGCGTTGGGCGGCCACACGGCGTACACCAGCGAGGAACTGGGCGCTGCTGAGGTGGTGCCGGTCACGGTGACGGAAGCGCCGGTTATCGGCGTGGTAGAGCCGGATCTGGCCACGCCTGCATTGGAGGTTTGCAAGGCTGCCGGGTTGACCCCTGAAGGACTGGTTCAGTTCTGTCTGCTGGTGAGCAACGGGGCTGCCGACGACTTGATCTTGCTGCCGGATCAGACCCTGCAGCGAATCATCAGCCAGGGCATCAGCGCCGAGACGGTTGCCAAGTGCAACGCCATCGAACCCGAGCCCACCGACGACCCAGACGATCTCCCGGCCGCCTGGTCGGCTTAAACCTTTCACTTACGGAATCACCAACAGCATCATGAGCGAAATTGTTGCCCAACTCCTGCGCGCCAGCGTCCATCGCTTCATCGGCCGCATGGCTCGGGACCCAGAAATAAAATTCCTGCCCAGCGGGAACACCGTCTGCAACGCCCGGATCCTGATCAACCTGCCCGGGGCAAAAAGAGACGATGGCCAGCAGCCCGATGGGTTCGACCTGACCATTTGGGGAGACCAGGCCCAGGCGTTCTGCGACGGCACCCGCAAGGGCGACCTGGTGGACGTGAGCGGCCGGGTGAAATCGGAATCCTGGACCGATCGCAACACCGGCGAAGTGCGCACGAAGCTGGTCGTGACGGTTGATCAGTGGTCCCTGGCCGGCCAACCCCGCCAGGCTGCAGCAGCACCAGCACCGGCCGCCGTACGGCCTGCGACTCCAGCGCCTGCCGCACCGGCTGGAGGTTTCGCCTGGGCGAGTGCCGATGACAGCACCGATTCAGTTCCGTTCTGATGGACGCGATAACCGCCACCCGCCGTCAGCTCGATGCCTTGATGGCCGAGCTCGAGGGCGACCGCGAGGCCCTGGCAGCTGAACAGGCTGCTGTGGCCCGGGCTGCCGAAAACCTCAGCCAGGATGCCGCCGTCCGCGCTGCCTGGCAGCAGGGCGGTCAGGCGATGCGCGGGCGGGTCCTGCTGCTGATCGATTGCCAGATGGCCGCCCTGGGCAACGCCGGCATGAACCGTGGGCTGCTCACCGCCCTGCGCCGCCAGGTGGAGGTGGAGGAGCATGGGTGAGCAGCACCCAATCACCCCACCGCCTGAACTGGTGTGGGAGTGGACTTCCCTTGCTAACGAAGAAGACGGTGATGAGGTCTGGATCTCTATCACCACCCAAGCCGCCCGCTGGGGATCCGACCAGGAGCTGGAGGCGTGTTGTGCTCTCCTGCTTCAAGAAGGTGCATGGCCTTGGCCAGAAGAAGTCGCCAGACTCCGCGCCGCCCGCCGCCCCAAGCCGCCGACGCTGAAGGAGCAGGCGCTCCATGAACTTGGCGATGCCTACGACAAAGGCAAGATTGACGACACCACTTTTGACACCATCAAACGTGCTTTGGAGGCACTGCCTAAATGATTCGCATCGACTCAAACCAGGGCTGCATCGGCAAGTTCTGGTGGATCAACTCCGACCAGTCCACGCTGCGGCGCGTGAGCACCACCTTTGCAGGTGCTCACATTCACCTCGATCTCGTCCAGTGGGGTAGCTGCGGCTTGGGCCGCGACATCGAGATCGTCATGGAGCAGCTCGATGGGTAACCTCACCCCCGCCGCGCAAGAGATTTGGGACAAATTGAATGACGAGTCCGAGCGCTTTGGTGTTTTTCAGGATTACGGCGACTGCATGTCCCTAGCCCTCCAAGCCGCAGCCGCCCACCTGCTCAGAGAGAAACCTTGGAGCCTGGGCGTTCGCTGGAGCGCTGAGGAGCTGCAGAGCATTGCTAGGGAGCTGGAGGGGCAGCCATGACTGACCACATTCCCAACGATCTCAGCCACCTCAGCGAGGAAGAGTTCAATTCACTCTGCCCGCAGGGTGAACACGCACCGGGGCCAGAGCCAGCGGCCGATGGACCGGCTGTGCAAAGCAGGGAACCGGCCTCCGCCATGGAAGAGCCTATTGCTGATGCGCCCCAATGAAACGCGAGCGGTTTGAGCGCCCATCCCTCTGGATCGAAACCAGCCGAGATTGGGACGGCCGCTGGTTTGTGGCATGGCGGCCGCACGTCAGCCAAGGCTTCCGCGACACCAAGGCGATGCTCCGCTGGATCGGCTGGCCCCGGAAAACCCCCACGGATGAAGCCTTGCGCGCCTGGCTCGCTGACCTAGCCGCTGCCGATGCCAAACGGCAGACAGTCGGCGAAGCACCAGAGCGGGATGACGCCACTGGGTTCGGCCCCGAGGCCCACCTCGACGAATCGGACCCCAACCACCAAACTAGAACGATCACCTAAACCCCAGGCTCGTCACATTCCGAAGGCCCCCGCCGCGGTTGCTCTCCAGGATCCTGGGGGTGCAGTCCGCGGCTTTCGCATTGCTGCTTGAAAAGCCTGTCGGCCTCGGTGCCGCTGACGTGCTCAACCGCGATACCGTCACCTTGGATGCGCCAAATCGGCGAGCCGTCCGCGCCGATCACAACCTCTTTGGTGGGCAGCGTGCAGGTCATGGCTCAGGGTAGGGAGGATTTCCCCTATGCCCTCTAGTGCATTGCTCCGAGCCTGAGCGCACTAGGGGATACATTGGCCGCCATGCGGGTTGCCTACGGTCGAGTCTCAACGGCAAGCGGGGAGCAGGCCTCTGCCCTAAGGGCCCAGCTCGACTGGCTAAGGGCCCAGGAACCCACCCTGCTGCTGCAGGACGTGGAATCGGGCATGAATACCGATCGGCCTGGCTACTTGGAGCTACTGGCCCTGGTGGAGGGTGGCCGGGTCACCGAGCTGCTCGCCACCAGATCAGATCGCCTTGGCCGTGATGCCCAGGAGCTGGTCCGGCTGGTGCAGCTGTGCGATGCCAAGGGCGCCGCGGTTCGCACCAGAGATGACGGCAGGCTGAGCGCTCGGACGGCCGAGGAGCTGATCATGCTCTACCTCAAGGCGGCCATGGGCCAGGCTGAATCAATGCGCCTCTCGCTGCGCGTCCACGCCGGCCTTGGCCAGGGTCGGGCGATGGGCAAGCCGATGCGCAAGCCCTGCTGGGGTTACCGGCTGAGCGACGACCGCTCCAAGCTGGAGCTCAAGGAGCCCGACGCCACCATCGCCCGCGAGTTCCTCGACGCCCTGAAGGAGAACGGCTGGCGCATGTTGCCAACCCTGAAGGCCAGCCCGCTGGTCCCCTTCGGCAGCGTCCGGGGTGTGCGCGCCTGGTTGTTGAACCCCACCATCCGCGGAGCGATCGGCTACAGGCAACTCAAAAACCACCGGTTCGAGCAAATCCTTTGGGACCAGCACGATGCGCTGATTGCGCCGGATGAATTCGCCGAGATGGAACGCGCCATCGCCCGCAACCGGAAGCTCTGGGGTGTTCACGGTCAGAAGACTGTGCGCGCCCTCACCGGGCTGTGCATCTGCTCAGAGTGCCAGAACAGGCTGAAGTACATCGGCGGCCGCACATATCCAAGCTTGAAGTGCTCTGGCGATCTGTGCTCACAGCACTACAAGGGCGTCCGCGAAGAGTTGGTTTTGATGTGGGCGACCGCTGAGTTGTCGAAAGTGGCAGCGAGCAGGCTGGCGGCAATGGTTGAGCAGTCGGAACCCGTTGAAGTGATGCTGCTGCGAAAACGGATTGAGGAGCTGGAGAGCCTCCACGACCAGGACCTTCAGCCCGTGATTGAGGCCAAGCGCTCCCGACTTGAGCAGCTGCTTATCACGCCGACTATCGATGCGGACCTGATGCGGATGATTGCGGATCCTCAATGGTTTGTGTCGCTGACCTATGAGGAGCTGACGGTTTTGCTGCACCGGCTTGTGGCCTGCATCTTGATAACCAGGCAGGCTCCGACAGCGTTATCCCTGCGGCCTTGAGCGCCTTATATCGCTCCGTGTTGCGCAGGATGATTTCCGAGCAGCTCATCCCCGCACCTCCGGCACTGTGCTTCCGCATCACGACCCCTTGCGCACGTAGAACTCGCAATCAGCGGCGAACGATTCGCCTTCCGTCAATACATCGGGCATCCCGATGGTGCAGGGGTGGATCTCGTCGTCCAGGCCCCTCCATTCCTGGCAGTGCCAGCACTTGCGGCCACTGTTGGGGGCCACGAAATCCTCCGGCAGCAGGTCGCGGTAGGCCAGGCCCAGGCAGATCTGGCGGATTGATTCGCGGCTGCAGCCGTACTCCCGGCCTAGCTGGGCCCAGGTGTTTTGAGCGCCCGTGCCCCTGGCCCTGATCTCAAGCACCGTTTCAGCCGAAAAGCGCCGCTTCCTGCCTGGATCACGGCGGACTGTGGCGCCTTCCTTCGGCGGGAGTTTCTCCACCAGGCGCCTGGATTCATGCCCGCAGGATTTGCAGATCAGCAGTTGAACGCGCCCATCAGGCCGTGGCCAGGAGTGCTTTACCACCACCGCAACGGCCTGACATTTGGCGCATTGAATCGTTGGCTTCACGCTGGAATGGGTGACGCGGAGAGCAGCTGCTGGGGGACCACGTATTCAGCCCCCTCGCAATCCACCACCGTGTAATGGGGCCAGCCGCATGGGCCGTAGCCAAAGGCCTCGACGACCTTGGCCGGGTAGGGCTGGCGGTGGCTAGCGATGAACACTTCATCGCCGACCTTGAAGCGCCAGGGGTTTGATCTGAGCAGTTCAACGAGTGCCATAGCTCAGTCTGCGAGGGGTTGGTAACCGGAAAATGCGCCGATGCTGGAGATCTCAGCCGGGGCGGCTGGCGCTGCTTGCCTGATGGCTGGGGCGGTTTCTTCCCGCACGATCTGCACCGCGGCGAACACACCAACGGCGGCGATCACCATGCCGATCAGGGCTCGGCGACGGGCATGGGCCTCGGCAGCAGCACGGAGCCGGCGGTTGTGGCGCGCCCTGGCCACAGCCAGAGAAACAACAGGAGAATCAACCCCGCGCCTCGATGCGCAGGATCTCTGAACCGGGGAAGCGCCGCAGGAAGCATTCTCTGATGGCTGGCTCTGTCCATCCGGCTGGCACGATCCATTCGAGTGTCCATTCGAGTTGGTGCAATTCATCGGATTTGGTGTAGGTGATTTGGTAGGGCATGGTTAGATCTGGCCGCTGTTTTCGATCGTTCTGGCTATGGCCCGGCACTGGCCCGCCAGGTCGAACGCCAGCTGGTCATCGAGCCGGTTGCCGGCCACATCCCAGGCGTTGTCTTCGATGGCCTTGGCCGTGCTCTGAACTGCATCCAGCAGCCCCACCAGCAGGGGCAGCAGGGGTGCGTTGTGCTCGCCGATGGGCGGCAGGGTCAACAGGGAATCGACGTGGGCTGGGATCGCCTCACGGGCGGCCTGAAGGATCAGGTCCGACAGGGCCGCGGGGCATTCGATGCGTTGGTGGTTCCGAATCAGCATGAGTGGTAGTCAGGCAATCTTCCAGCTGCGGCGCTCGACCAGGGCAACGCCATCGATCCGCACGCCAGCCTTGAGGGCAGCGCCCAGGGCGGTCTTGTTGGCGCTGTACGTGGTGCGGCTGGTGACGTACCCATCTGGCAGCTCCATCACATCAACGCTCACCTCAACCGCCTGGCTGCGGCGGGAGGAGATCCGGTGTTCCGGGAGCTCCCATTTGGTGGAGTCGGGGTCGATTTTCTGGAGCGCCGCGATCAGCCGGTCCTGCAGGGCATCGGCCTGCTGGTCTGCTGCAGTGGCCAAATCCTTAAGGCGTTGGGCGTGGGCTGCGCGGCTGATGGCCTGGGCCCGGATGTGGTCGATGACCCAGCACCAGGCATCGGCCTTGCTGTGAAGTGCCTGCTTGTTGGCGGCTTCGGTCGTGATCAGGGATTCCAGGGTGGCCGTTGCTGCGGCGGCCTCGTCGGGGTCATCAGAGAACAGCAGCTCGGCTGACTCGTTGATCTGCCGCTGGAGTTTGAGCGCTTCGCCGGTTAGGTCGAAGAGGGTGGCGGTCATGGCTGGCCGGTGGTGGTGTTTCCAACCCCTTAACCCTAGCGTATTGATTCCGCTTCCGCATCCCCTATAGTGCAGGAATCGTTAGGGTCCGATCCGTGGCCACCAACAACCAGCAGGCGTGGTGGCTTGAAGCGATCGGGAGGATTCCCCTGCTGACCCCTGCAGAGGAGCTGGAGCTGGGGGCCGCAGTGCAGCGCTGGCGAAACCACCCGGAGCCCTGCCCGCCAGGCATCAGGCGCCGGGGCCTGCGGGCCCGCGATCGGTTTGTGCAAGCCAATCTCAGGCTGGCCGTTTCCTATGTCTCCAAGCGCTGCAACCGGCTGGCCCGGATCCACGGCACAGATGATTTGATCCAGGCGGCCAACATGGGCCTGATTACCGCGGTCGAGCGGTTTGATCCAGCCAGGGGGTATCGGTTTTCAACCTATGCCTACTGGTGGATCCGGCAATCCGTCGGCCGTTGGGCTGATACCAACAGCCGCTCCATCGCCATCCCCGGCAGCCATTCCCAATACCTTGGCCGCATTGGCCCGATCACCCGGCGGCTGGAAGCTGAGCTAGGCCGCCTCCCCACCCATGCGGAGATCGCCGAGGCCCTGGGCTGCAGCGCCGCGGTGCTGGTCCAGGTGCTGGAGAACGGCCGCCCCATCGGCAGCCTCGATCAGGTGGTGAGCGATGACGGCCTGGAGCTGGGGTCCCTGGTGGCGTCGTTTGATCGCACGCCGGAGGAAGACGAGGAGCTGGCCGCTCGCCTCACGCAGGCGGAGCAGTTGCGGAATCTGATCACCCGGCTACCAAATCAGGATCAGCGGCTGTTGTCGTTGGCCTGGGGCCTCGATGGAGTGGAGGTGCCCCGCCCAGAGCTGGCCCAGCAGGAAGGCCTGAGCGCCCGGGCGCTGGACGCCAAGCTCAGCCGGCTGCAACAGCAGCTGGCTACCCAATCGGTGCAGCTCGTGCTGGTAGCGGTAAACAGAATGGCCCCCAGCCCTCGCCAGAAACGACGCCGGCGGCAGCGGTTGGGAGGCGTGGAGCAGCTGGCGCTGATCTAGCGCTGCTCCTGATACACCGAAACGAACACGGTGCCGGCCATCACCAGGGGGAGCAGTTTGTCGCGCAGGTCGATGTTGTGCAGTCGGATGCAACCCAGCGTGCTGTGCAGCGGCTGAAGCGGCAACCAGCACCCTGGGAATCCGCAGGCGGAACCACCACCATGCACCATGATCCCGTCACGGCCGTGGCGACTGCCGGGGCCCTCCTGGCCCTCCAGCCCGATCAAATCAAACGACAGCCACCCGTAGGCCAGCACCTCATCAGTGCGGGGTGGCTTGGGGCCATGCCTCGCAATGTCGTTGTAGATCTGGCCGATCTTGTAGAGCCCAGGCGGGGTGTCGGTGCCGGTGTGGGTCCATTCGTTTTCACTGCCCTGCCCGCGGGCCAATGCGGCCACCTCCCAGAGACAGCGGCCATCAAACGAAAACGCCTTGGCCGTCTCTGAAATATCCGAGACGATGACGTGGCTATCGCCAGCCTTGAACCCGAAATCCTGGGGCGTTTTCTTTGGCCCGGCGATGCTTGCCGGGGCTGGAGCTGCGGGGCTGCCCGCCGCCCGCCAGAGATCGGTGAACCCTTGGCGCTGCGCCTTGGTCAGCGTTTCATCCAGCGCCGTGAATGCCGCCAGCTGGTGCGGCGTGATCGTCCCCGTGCGGGCGATGTGCTCAGCAGCGCCGCGGATTGATGCGAATGTCACTGCTGCGCCTCCAGCCGGGTGATGCGTTGCTCGATCTGATTGATGCGCGGGAACAGCTCCTGGCGGTCGGCCTTGATTTCCTCGCGCATCAGGCTGACCTGCTCGGCGATGTGCTCAACGGCTGCGGTGAGCCTGACCACCACCACTGCATCAGAGCGGTCGCGCTTCATGGCGCTGCCGATTCCACTCGCAATAATCCCGATGGTGGCGCCTGTTGCGGCGGCGATCAATTCGATCATCTCAACCCCTGCGCTTCTGGGAGCCGATGGCGCGAAGCACGGTGACGCCGAGATCTACCCAGCCGTTGCCCTTCACCCGCTTCATGAATGGCAGGGCTTCTGAGATAGCAAGGGCGGTGGCCAGGCCGGCGGCCAATGCTTGGAGCTGCTCGACCGTCATGGCTGAAACTGGAGTTGCTTCAGGCTATGGAGTTAGGCCTAGCAATTCTTTCAGCTCAGCCACCGTTAGGCCGGCTTGGGCGAGTTTTCGGCAGGTGTTAACGGGGGCCGGGTTGGTGCTCAATGCAGGCTGTGCCGGTTCTGGAGCGGACGGCCATCAGGCTTTGGTGGCGCAGCGAATACGGTCAAGGCTAAACCGCAATTCGACGGAAAGCGCGAACCGCTATGCTGCCGTTCTTGGTTATCAAATTGTGAATCCCGGCGGCAAAGCCAAATTGCCTGGTGTTAATGACATCTTCTTCTGTAGATATCCAATGGCCAATGGTTGAAAACGTTTCCGAGCCCGTGCTCTTAAATGCCGTTACCGTGGTCTGCGCGGGCCAGGTTGATGTATAGTTGCTTGTACGTTTGAAAACCGAGTAATCATTGATTCCAAATGAGGTGTTATTGCTGTTAGTAGTAGGTTTTAGATTGTAATAGGCTATCTCTATCTCACTGATAGCCGGAAGATACCAATCTGTATAGCCACCAATGCTTAAGTTTTTGCAGAACTGAGCCGCAGGATGATTTGCAGCACCCGCTGCTATTAAAGCGCTTGTGTTTGCGCTGCCGTCATACAAGCTGGTGGCGCCGCCCGTCAAGGTTTGCGTTGTCTTCCATTGATAGTTTGTGGTGACCGGGTAATTGGTGCCGCTAGCGCCTGTTGCCCGTGGCGCGACTATCAGCGCATGAGTGGCCACGCCGTTAGCAGTGTGACTGATGTAGCCAGCAAAGTAGCCGCCCTGAAGCAACTGGCCGATTTGGTAGCCCGACGATTTGTTGCCGGCTGCCATGAACATCCGAAACCCATTGGGGTCCATGGTTACGCCTCCGGTTGAGCCGGCCAGATCACAGCCCAAGGGAAACCGTTTTGGCCCGTGACATCTCGCAGCGCTTGCCGGTAGGTTGCCCAGGTCCCTATATTTGCAGGAGCGTCAGGAAGCTGAGTCCAGTCGCTTGCCTCCAGGCGTTGGTTACGCTCTTGGCGCATCAGCGATGACTGCTGCTCCAAACGTTCTGCGACCTCCTCAGGACTTGCTGCGCTGACGGCCCATGCTTGCTGCCACTGGCCGCGAATATAGGTTGGATTGGCCTGGTTCAGGTTTTCAGTTGCCGGGTCGTGGTCAGGTGGGTTCTGCGGGACCACCGGCAGCACGCCCCATTCCGCCAGTTCGTCTTCGCTCAGATTGTTGGGGAATGACGTATTGGGGTTGTCCCGGCGAAGTCCAACCAGCGAATAGGGGAAATCCAAAACCGCTTTGCCGTCAGTCAGAACGTACATGGGGCAACCTCAGTTGGCGTAATCAACAAGAGAGGCGCCCCGCCAGCGGGTGCCGCCATCGTCTGTAATGAACATAAGCAGGTGAGTTCTGCCAGGGGTTAGCGTTGGGGCCTGCGATGCAGGCCACTCTAGGTTGGCGAACCAACTAATTGTCCCGCTGGTGTAGGTCAGCTCCAGCGTAAAGCTATAGGAACGACTAGAGGGGACATTGGAGACGGTGAACGTGGAGTTGGCGCTGATGGTTTTTGTAAAGTAATTTCCGGCACTGCAGTCAATGTTGAGTGCCGCAACGCTTACGACGTTCTGGCTATAATTGCCAGAAAGATCGAACTTCGCAACTGGTGTCACGCCTCCGAATCCGACATTGCCAGCAAAGTTCACTGTGCCCGTAAAGCTGGGGTTAGCCAGTGGCGCATACCCGCTAATGCTTGCGCCCGCAGGGATGGTGACCGAGCCAGTGAATGTTGGACTGGCCAGCGGGGCCCGGCTCGTATCTGTTGGGTGAACGTGGTCCTGGCGTGAATAGCGCAGCGAGGTTCCTACTGTCGCAGTGCCACTCATCCCTGGTGCCGTGGCTGATGCCTGGCCCACAACAAACGCAGTGGATGCGATAGCTGTCGAATTGTTATCGGTGGCCGCTGTTGTGGTTGTGCCGCCGCCCGACAGCGTTGCCGCCCCTGTGACGCTTAGGGTTGTGCCAATAGAAGCTGCTCCCGTCGTTGTAATCGCCGGAAACGCAAACGTGCTCGACAGCGCGCCCCATGCGGTGCCTGTCCACTTCTGCCAGGTGTTGGCTGAACTGGTCCAGCGGATCGCGCCTGTCGGGATTGAGGAGCTGGTGGTGCCGTCAAACTGAAGCGCTAGATCAATGTCACGGTTCTTGATTTCCGTGAGGGTATTGGTATAGATACTCGTCAGAGCTGGCAGTGACCAATCAGCCATCAGACTCCCCTAGCGCTCCAGCTGAATGCTCCACTTATTCTAGTGCCCGAGCTGTTAAACAACAGCACCTTGAAAGATGTGGGGTTAGGTGAATCCACGAAGTCGTAGACAGCCACCACGGAACTGGTTGCCAGTGGCGTGACGCTGATGCTGTCGATGTCCACGAACGCAACGCCAAACGAAACTGCCGTCCCGCCGCTATCTGCCGCGTTGGCCGTACCAGTGCCGGAGTCGTTTTTGAGCTTGGAGTCCAGCTTGACGTTTAGGCCAGTGATCTGGAGCAGATCGTCACCACCAGTAGACGCAAAGTCCCACTGAGCGCGGAAGTAGCGGAAGTCAGTGGCGAACACCGAGCCGACCCCGGCGTAGGTCGTCCAGGGATCGCCGCTCAGCTTTTTGTAGGCAAGCGTCGGGGTCGTGCTGGTAGAGCCCGCGATGGTGTTGGTGGTTAGGACTGTGGAGATCTTTGAGGACGCGAGCACGGCTCCGTAGTCAATTTCTTCTACGTATTGCCCCGATGCTTGCGATGGCATGGCGAAGTAGGCGTATCCAGCATTGATCTGATCCTGGGGCGTGTTCCATCCCTGGCTGGTGAAGTGCGACTGCCAGGTTTCGGTGGTGTTGACGCAAACAAGCAACCCCCCGCCTTCTACCGCTGCATTGGTCTTGCTGCCGCCGAAGGTGCTGTTCTGGTCCAGCTTCAGGACGTAATCGGGCGGCTGGGATACGGAGGTGGTGACGCTGCCTGGGCTGCCATAATTTCCTGCAAC